CTACACAATTTTTAGGGCTTTTTCTATCTTTTCTACCTCTTTTACCTTTTCCTCCTCAGTCACATGAACATAAAGATTCATAGTAATTCCCACATTGGAATGTCCGAGAATCACCTGCAAGGTTTTAGGTCGCATATTTGCTTCAATACACCTTGTAGCCATAGTATGTCGAAGTACATGCATCGAAAATCTGTCTATACCAGCCTTATCACACAATTTGAACAATGTTGAGTCGTACGCTGAGTTCTTTGTAGGCTCGCCCTTACGATTCAAAAACACAAACTCTGAAAATTCCATATTAATAACTTTCAGTTTTTTCATCTTTTCCTTCTGTGCTTTCAATAATCGAATCGCTTCTTCTGTCAAAGGAACATCCCTATATCCCGATTTACTTTTAGGTTTTCCTATTCTCCATTCACCAACAGAATGCCGATATTCCATTGATCGTTGAATATGTGCGACCTTCTTTTCAAAATCAATATCAGACCATTTAAGACCAATCATTTCGCCTGTTCTTAATCCAGTCTGTAATACAAACGCAAACTGATTGTAATTGCTGCTGTCTTTCGCCACTTCCAGAAATTTTTTCTGTTCATGCACTGTCAATGCCCTTATCTTCTTGGAATCTTTACCAATATTGTATTTAACTGCTTTTGTAACCGGATTTTTTGAGATCACATCATTCTCAACCGCATCCGCAAACATACAATACAAAGTAATCCTTGCCTGATATATTGTCGATGTCCTATATCTGGTTTTCATCTGATTTAGAACATTCTGGCAATGCATCGGTTTTACATCAGATAACATCATATTCCCTATGCAATCTTTGATATTGTGTTCAAACCTTTCCCTATAATTTCTTATCGTATTTGGTCTGATAGTATCGCCTTTTATATTATTAAGCCAATATTCAAACCAGGCTGTGACTGTCATATCACCACCAGCATTAATTTCACCATGTTCATCTTGAAACCTTGCATCAGCATACCAATTACGACATTCCTGCAACTTGGGAAAATATCTTTGAACAGACCTTCCTGTGCGCTTGCTAATAAATCTAGCTGTATACAGCCCGTCTTTTCGCTGACATATTCCTACGCCAAGCTCTCTTCCTCTTAAATCTTTGCCCGTAAAATCAACTCCTTCCAAAAGAAAAGAGCCTTGATACATTTTAATATATTATCATATCAAGCTTAAAAGTCCATATTTTCAAATTTCAACAGATTTCGCTATGTATTGTTCAAACTCTTTTCTTTTAATAAGCTTCTTTCTCCCTATATACAATACAAACGAACAGTTTGGAGACTTTGCCATCTCGTCTATTTTGTTAATTCCTATGTTGCTATATGCAGCAGCTTCCTCTACCGTCAGATTCATCTTTTCCCATACGGGCACATCTATTTTTCCTTTTCCCATTCCATTCACCTCTCTTTCTTGTGCAATTCCACTGCCCTTCGATCAATTTCATCAATCAAATCCAAACATATCTTACGTGCAAACGGCTCGAAAAGTTCGTTGTGATCATACCGCTTTCGCAAGTTTCTGCAATCACTGATCAGACTTTCCCAAAACTTTTCTGCTTCTTTGCTTTCATTATCCTTTGCCGGCGGATTCCAGTATTTTTTCAAAATTTTCCACCAGGCTTGAAAAAATTCCAGTTCTTCCTTCATTGCCTGTCCTCCATTCTACGTAAACGGCGTCTCTTCACCCTCTGCCAAGTTGATAAATCCATCAAACTCCTGCTGTACCGGTTCAATCTTCCAGCCGACCTCATAATTGAAATCCCCCTTTGCTTTGTCAATGATCCGTCTGGATTTTTGGTTATACCACAGATCTATCCCATTCTTCTTAGTCAGATTTCCAAACCAACGATTTTTACTCAATGACAGATAATTATGATCCGGCGTTTCTTCGTCTCGTTTAAACGTCATGACAATATCTGCAGCATTCGTTATATCTGCGGATCCGCTGACCGCATCATTTTCATCTTTTGTGAAGCTGTTCTTTCTGGGATGTGCTACCAATATCACGACAACATCCAACCTCTTTGCCAAGCGACTCAGCTTTTTCACAAATTTACTCTGACAACGATATTCATCCGCAGCCATATCCACATCCAGAGCCGTCATAAGGTTGTCCACAATGACCAGATCAATGCCATACTGCATCACAGAATGTTCTATTGTCGTTACAAGATCCACAAGCTCATCATCTTCAACAGCATTATTGTCATATAAGTAAAATTTACCCCGGTACCAATTTTCAATCTGATCCTGATTGCTATTCGTGATAAAACGCTTTACAGAACCATCCGGTAGTGTATTTTCCACAATATTCTGCGGACCGGCAATTTGAAAATCAATCCAGCTTTTATACTGCCAATCCGGCAACTCCCCGGAATAGGCAAAAATGCTCTTGCCCTGCTGCAGTGCAGACACGCAAAACTCGTTTGCCACCGTGGATTTACCCTGACCGCGCTTTCCGGTCAATATGATCAACTGGCCTCCATAAAAATAACCGCCGAGAAATGTATCAAGTTGCCGAAAACCAGTTTTAAACTTAGGGATATCCTTCAGATCGCGCCGCTTCACATCCGCAAGCTCCACAACCTGTTTTACCGGCTGCTCAATGGCATTTTCAACAGCTTCCCTTACCGCCTCTTTCCCATGCTTTTGCAGAATCTCATTTGCATCTTTGCATTCCCTGTAAGCTTCCTTTTGAACATATAAGATTTTATTCGGGAATCGTTTTCGAATGTCTTCCAGCAATGTCATATGATCATGCTCATAATCTCCAAAAACTACAATCTCCTCAAATTCGCAAACCCAATTCCAGCAATAGGGAATCCAACGAAAGTTATTCATTCCGCCCGGTACGCTGACAGCGCAGTTGATCCCCGCCTCTGCCACTGAAAGACTGTCCATCTGTCCCTCGCAAATCACCAGTCGTTTACGATCTTTTCCACATTGTTTCATTCCAAACAGAATCGGCTTGCAGTCCTTTTCCATCCATTCCTTCGGCGAGCCCTGTTGCTTCCCGTCTTTGTCCGTATAAGTTTTTCCTTTAAAAAAGGTCGTATCTCGGTATTTGACATACTGCATTTTCCCATTTTCATCAAAAAACGGAAATACAAGAACATCATCCTTCTTTGCATGCACTGTGACCTCGTACTTTCGAGCTACAGCCTCCGAAATGCCCCTGCCCTTCAAATACTCGATTGCTTTCGGAAGTGGCTCTATGGGCTTGCTGGGCGTCTTTAAACGTCTATACTGTTTTCTCGGCTGATAATACTCATCAACCTCTATTCCCAATGAAAAATCAAAGTCCCTTGCCAGGGTAATCATATTTCCAGAGATACTGCAGCTTGATCTTAGACATTTAAATTGTCCGGTTCGCAAATTGATGGAAAATGTTCCCTTGTCTTTCCCTCCGTTACCTCCCCGGCAATATGGACAATGCAAAAACTGCAACTCCTGCCCCCGCGGTTTTGCCTGTATATGTACATGATGTGCAAAAGAATACGCATCGTCTTCTTTAAACTCATATAACTTCCCCATCCGTTTCGTCCTCTCCATTCCACAGATCCATCGCCGGCTCCTCTACTGCTTCCGGTTGCTCTTCTGTCTTTTCTTTCTCTGGTTCAACCTCATAATCTGTGTAAATACTCTTTTTCAACCATGTGTCTGGACAATTCAAATATCGCGGATCCTGATCTGATTTTTCATTTGCATACGCTTTTGCCGATGCAACCAGCATATCTTCAGAAATGCCCTGCAGGATCAGCATTGCATATTCCTGCTCTGCCATTGCTTTATGCTCTTTTCTCGGATATGCTTTCCAAAAATCTTCAAAACGCTTCACTGTCGGAGTATCCTGCTGCATTGATACCGCAGTAATGCCCTGAGCCGGCGCATCTCCCTTTTCATCCAAAACATAAACATTATCCAGTAATCGCAGTTTGCTCCATTCTGATTGGTACACTGTCGGTTTATACCGATCTTTTCGAATGCTATTACATATTTTCCAATGTGCCACAACCACCAGACCATTTGCCATCTGTAATAAATATCCTCGATCAAATAAAATCTGATAATCTTCTTTTGAAGCTTCAACAACCTTCCGGATCCTGTTTGCATTATTCACAAAGCCATCATCATCCGCCTCCATGCAAATATGCATATAAAGCCCCTGTGCGGATAACGGAAGTTCCAAGAACTGGTCACTTTCCACCAGTTCACGGGAAAACATTCTTTTTTCTGCCATAGCTATCCCTCACTTTCCTGCCGTAGCCATTCCAATGTGCATTGATAACAGTTTTATTCATTTCTCCGTTGCATCCGCAACTCTTAGTAAATGCCACATCGTACTCTGCTGGACACATAATAAATATTGCTAAATCTTTGTCCGACATCTGTTTGATTCTTTCAGCATTAGTCATTCTTCGCACCCGCCTTTACTATCTCGATTGCATCATTTGTGGCTTCTATTTTGTAGCCGTATTGCAGACAATCTCTGTCTTGTAATTTTTGTAATCTTTGATACAGAGATAGTCTTTCTTTCAACTGTTTCACAACCCAATCCACATCATATGCTACTGGTACATTTTTAATATTGTTAGCCTCTTTATACCCTTGATTGTACCCCTCTATATTTCCAATCTTTCTATGCTCGTTTTTTAATTCTCTAAGCATTTTCAGCTCTTCTAGCCACTCAGCCAGTTGCTTATTATAGTCGCTTGCATACGCTCCTTTTAGGTCGTGTATTGCCAAATCCAGCGTCATTCTTTCCACCGTCCTTTATTATCTCAATTGCTCTCTCCAGTCCTCTGTGGAATAGATCATCATATTCTGCATCCAAGCAGGGACTGACATCGTTTACATATGCTTCAAAATCTGCGTAAGCATATTCTTTTTCCTCTTCCAATTCGTTGATCACTTGATCCACGGTGCAGGTTGTCGGAATCCATCTGATGCCCTCCAGCTCATCAATAAGCTTCTGCTGTGTCGGAATCGGCATGGTGCTGTTCTTGATTTCCTGTATTACTTCTTTTAATTCTTGATCTGTCAATGTCCATCCTCCTTACTGTTACGCAAATGCTAACTGTCCATCTACATCTGTTTCTATCCTGTCCCTTGTAAGATTTGGCATCCTTTCCGCTACACACAGCCCTGGAAGATTGGAGCGTACCACCTCCGCCGGCAAAGTTGTCCACGATCAATTCTCCGTTTATCATCTCTCGCCCTCCATATAGTCAAACATACTGATCTGCTGCGCCGGTACATCTTCCCAGCCTACCCCGATCCAGTCCAGTACTCTTCCCCAGCCGTATTTTTCTTCCGTCTCCGGATCTGTACAGCATTCATACATCCAAAAGTGCCATTCCTGCTCGTTTCTTTCCCGGAGTCTGTCAAAACGATGCGGTCTCTCCTCCAGATGTATCCCAAAACCGCACATACTGCATCCGGTCCGCTGGGCTTTTGTTGTATAAAGAGTCCCATCCGGTTTTCTCTTTATTTCTCCATAAATTTCCGGCACCGGCACTTCCAGATCTAACGCCAGTTGTAAAATGTCCTGTCTCAAAAATGGTGCAAACGGTGCGGACCTCATAGTTGTTTTACCGTAGTAATTACACCCATGCTCCACAAGAGCCTCTTCCCTCTGACCTCCCTCGCTTGCCATCATCCCAAGAAACGGCCAGCTGTTATGTTCTTTCGCCCAATCATCACACGGCTTTTCCTTCAGGTAATAACAACATTTATTACTCACCTGAAACGGAGCTGTCTGATAATGTGTGCCATATTCTTCATTTGCCATCCCAGCGAATAGCCTTAGCCACTTTTGTGGCAACTGCATACGACTGTTTGTTGCAAAATGTCCCTGCGCTCCACACTCGCCTGTTATGATCGCATGGCGCACAGTTTTATTGTTTTCTGTCGGATGCTGGAGCAGATCAATTTTACCGGCTATTCTTTTTGAGATAACTGGGAAGCCGATAGTATTTAACACTTCCACTTTCGACTTGTAGGATTTAAGCCGTGTCACACCTAACTGCTTATGAATAGTTTGGATGCTCTTATCTTCTACGCCTGATACCGATATCGCTGGTATGTCATATCCCAGCTTTCGGATAAAAAGAAGCAATGTGATGCTATCCAGACCGCCCACACTCACATGAGCGTTGCAATATCTTTTATCCATCTCCGTAATAAACTCACGCACTCGTAACGCAGCCCTTTTCACTTTCACCTCGTAGGGAGATTCTGCTGTGCTGTGAACCTCTGCTTTGCTTCTTTCTTTCGTTTTCTGTATTCTTCTAAATTTCTATCTTCCATTGTTCAAAAGGAACCGATGCATCTTCACTCTGGCCAGAGTTCCGACTCCTTTCCGCTTTTATAAACTCAATCCTGTCTTTTCCCGTGTTTGTTCTACATACCACTCCGGTGTATATTTTCCCGGATCTAACTGCAGTTTTACATACTCATTCGTGCAATACTCCATGATCGTATCTAATCTGCCGGTATTCTTCATATTAGACGCCATACCATAATCATCATTTAATACCGCCAGCATCAATGCAATAGATGATACATAAAGATCATCCCGCGTATTAAGATAGATCTGCTCCTCTATGCTTTTAGGTTTCTGCAGAACATCCGCATTGTTAATCTTTGCAATCAATTTATCTGCATAAGATTTTAAGACAAACTGCAGTCCCTCCTGATCAAATCGCGTTGCCTCTTTATTACATTTCTTCAAGAAGATCTCAATCCGTTTCCTGCGGAATCCATGCAGATCATATAAAAGATTAGCGATCACACAGAAAGCTATTATTCTACCATCAAGCTTTCCCTGTTCTGCTACCCTTATTATTTCCGCATCTGGTGCTTTTCTTTTTCCCGCTTTCAATCGTTCTTTTCTCTCCCGGCGCACCGCCGCACGTCTGTCACTCATTTTCTCCTCCCATCAACAACATAACAGTTTCTCTACCCGTCTTTTCACTCTGGAAATATTCGACTGGGTAACTCCCATTATTTCTGCAATTTCCTGTTGTTTTAGACCTCTTTCGAAAAATTGCAACACCTTACTATCTGTTTTTCCTAACCGTTCTACAACTTCCAGATACATAATTCTGCTTAACGCTTCATTTTCCACAGATTCAAAAGACTTAAGCTGCTCAAGAAGAGTGATTTCTTCCCCATCTTCATTTTGGACAAGAGCCGGTGCATCATAACTGATCAAATATTCATTCATCCAACGCTTGGGCATCATTCTTGCCCTATGGTCCAATAGAATTTCGTTTCTGATGCATCTGCAGGCATAATTTGCGAAAGATCCGTTATCTGGTTGATAATTTATAGCCGCCTTGCAAAGTGCGATCGCGGCCAGATCATAATACTCTTCTACTGATTCATTCATTTTGTGGATCATAAAATAAATCAGATTATGGTTATTTTCAACCAGCAACTTTTGCTCTTCTGTCATCATCACAACCACCCTCCAACAATCCAACCACCTTTGCACCTGCTTGGACCGGGTGACAAAAAAGGAAGCGTACTCCATATTCTTTCTCCATCGTAACCATCGCTTTTGCAAGCGTTTCACCTTTTGTTGGTGGTCGTTTAGGCAATGCTATGTGCTGCCATTTTCCAAGATTGTGCATATACCTAATCTTGTTATAGCGATGCAGCCTCGGATTCTGCCACTGATATAAATCATCGATACAGGTTACCCCATCCTCATTCTCCACCAGAATGTACAACCGCACACCGTTGTTTTGAGCCAGAATACATTCATCCCGAAAACGATCATGCGATTTTCCGCAAATATTATTAATGATCTCACCAATACTCTCTTTTGTGTCCACGCTGACATTATATGTACCAAGAAAATCCATCTTTTTCGGATGCATCCCACGCCGCCCTTTCCTTTCCAGTACATCCATTACCTTTTCATCTGCAATAATATAATCTCCCACCGGCAGCGGAGCCCGGATCACTTCAATGCCATTTTCATAAAACCATCTATTTTTAATGAGATGTTTTTCTTCCTTTTGCCCCATGTCTTCCAATATGACCATTTCTGCTCCTTTCATCATATCGGAGCAGGCTTTTGCCTGCCCCTTCTTCTGTGAACATCATATGCCTATGAAATAATCGTAAATCCTTCAACACCTTCAAGCTGTTCTTCAAGATACTCCTGAATAGATTCCATAGCATGTAACTTCCATGCTCCTCCGTCAGCCTCAAATAAAGCACACTGTACTCCCTCGTATTTATCTTCTTTCATACGGAATACAAAATTACTTTCCGGCTGATCCACTTCGGTAAATGTGCGATATGGTTTCAAACGGACCGGACTCGGAACAACAGCATCTGCCTTTGACGCAACCCCTGTTCTTACTGTTGCTTTCTGTGATACACCGTCATCTCCGTAATCTGCAATCGTTCCACTCTCTACTGTGCCGGCAAACTTTAACAGCAACTCTCGATCATTATTTGCAATAAATTTTGACTGCATATTTATAATAAAGTTTTCATGATTTATGAAACGATTGAACGAAAATTCAGGAAGTTCTGCATTGACCTCTACCATGTATTCACGAACTCTGTCGAAATCCAAATTAGAATACAATTTTACCTGTGTCGGACTTACCACATGGACAATCATCTTTTCTTCCATTTCATCCGCTCCAGATTTAATATAATCTACAAGACTGCGAAGTGTAGTCATAGTGATGCATCCTGCTTTTGGATTATGTACAATTCTTTTCAATGGCTTATCTGAATACATTTCGCCACCTATTTTCTCAATATGCGGTTCTGCCAACCCTACAGCATACTCTAATGCTTCTTTTTCCATCTTAATATCCTCCTTATGCCTGTTTTACAGTTCTAAAATCTACGACACTGCTCTCTTTAATTTCTCCTGTTTTCGTGTCCACAATGTTCCCATTAACCTCTGTAGTGTTCTGAACCACATCGTCAAAAGACATCTGACCTTTAATTCCGGGACCATATTCCTGTGCAAAGATTTCTCCTGTTGAAAGATCCTTTTGCGTACAAAATTTAGTGCTTACCGGCTTAACCGCTGCAAGTTTTGTATCCACCGAAATATCACAGGCACAATCCGTACGATCTTCATTCTGTACAAATGTAATTCCAACGGTGATTTTTCTTTTGTTTTTCCACGGTGTATTCGGATCCTGCATATTCTGCATAACCTTTTCAAAAGCCTGATTTACTTTCTCCTGTAAAGCACCACCAGCTAATTCCTGTAAACTGATTTCCATATTTTTTCCTTTCTTTTGCTATATTGACAGTAACTATATTCAAAGCGCTTTGATTCATTATCTTAGTTTTCTGACATTCCGGTCGCCTGCTAATTAAACGGCAGCTCCTCTTCAATTCCATTCGGGATATTCATAAATCCATCATTGGAATTATCCGCTGCTCCAGACTGCACCGGCGGAGCACTCTGTCCACCATTACCATTCTGTGCTGCTGCCTTACTCTCGGCAAATTCCTGCTCCTCTACGACAACATCTGTTGTATAGATACGCTGACCATCTTTATTCGTGTAACTCCCTGTCTGAATGCGACCTGTGACAACAAGCTTTATTCCCTGATGCAGGTACTTCTCTGCAAACTCTCCACCTCTGCCCATTGCAACACAACGAATAAAATCTGCGGTCTGCTCATCTCCCTGACGCTTAAATCTGCGGTCAACTGCCAATGTATAGTTAGCAATGCAGGTGTTATTCTCATTGTTGGCATATCTGATCTCAGGGTCTCTTGTCAGTCTGCCCATTAAAATTACTTTGTTCATATACTTTTTCCTTTCCTAAAACGGCTCCTTATTCAGTTCAATCTCCATTTCCTTATCAGCGACATAAACATCTGCCATTCCTACAACTTCCTTTGCTCTGGCGGCAAACAACTCTGCATCGGAATTATCATCGCTCAGATGCAACAGTACTACATTCCGAAGATCTGGACCTTTGTTGGCTTTTAGAAATTCCAATGTTGTCCCCAACTCCATATGTCCCCGACATACATGCTCATAATTTGGATTTTCCTGTTGTATAATTTCTTTTGAGTAATTTGCTTCCACTAAAATCTGATTGACATTTTTGAATCGCCACTTGACCAGCTCCGTGTCTGTGATATACAACAGCCGTCCCATCTCCGGATATGAAATCAAAAATCCATAGCAGGGACACTCCGATCCATCTGCGTTCGTATGCATGAATTTTCCGGTCTTATCAGTTAATTCAAAACCTTGTATGGTCCAGCCCGTATCTTCAATACTCATAGGTTGGGGACTCTCATATGGCTTAAATACTGAAATTCCCATTTGCTCAAGGTCCTTAACAGACTTCGCATGATCCGCATGATGATGAGTGCATACAGCACCCACCACACACGAAATATTCCAGTTCAAGGCTTTCTTAATTTCCTTGATCTGCAGCCCCGGATCTATGATCAACGTTTCTCCGTTGCCGGCAATAAGCAAATAACAGTTTCCACTGCTACCGCTGCCCAAACACTTCAATTTCATACAAATAGCCTAGCCTTTCATAAATTCCGGGACCTCTTCCTCCACAATATCAGTTGCAGAAGTCGCTTTTTCCTGTTCTGGTACTTCTTCCACGAAATCCTCTGTATTGGCATTTGCTTTGATTTCATCCTCCACGCTCTGCCGCATTTCTTCCATTGGATATTCCTTGAAATCTCCATCAATAACTTCTTCCTGCGTATAGAAGCCAAGCGTAAGTTCCGGGCAATTCATACGAGCGAAGAAAGAAGCTGCTCTGTATCGAAGCATAATCTGCGGCATTGTCTTCCATTTGCTCATGCTCTTTGTAGTCCATCCTTCTGCCTTTGCCATTTCCATATCAATTACGGGACCAGTTACTTTTCTTCCATCTTTCATTGTCCAGCACTGACAAGAATACTGCTTTCCGGCTTTATCATTCTTTTCGTCATACTGTAATTCCATGTCATACTTGCCGCTTCCATTCACTGATGCGATAAGGAACTGCGCTGACCAGCTCGGTCTGCCCTGAATCACATATAAATTCTGCATGACCATCAAGGGACTGGTCTGCAATCTATTGGCAATATCAATGGCAACAAGTGCGTTTGCTTCGTTTCCCTGATAGTCCTTGGGTACGATCGTACTGCAAGAAAGTGCTTTTGCCATCTGACCAGCCATCAACCAGTTATCAGAACTGCCCCAAATTCCTTTGCTGAGTTCTGTGTCATGCTTTACTGCTACCTTTGTTTCTTTCTTTTCCACAATCTCTGCCGCCATCACTCATCAATCCCCTCTCCTAAAATTTTATTCAGCAAATCATCAAGCTCCCGTTCTACAGATTTATCATCGTCCCTCCTTTTCTCCGTGTTTTTCCCTCCGCAAGCAGCCTGTTCCATTTCTAATGCAAAACACATATTAAGTATAGACTGCCTGATTGAATTACCATGCGCAAACGCTTTAATTGCATTCTGCACCAAAAGCACCAGAGATTTAACAAATCTGCCAGTTGCAATTCCCTGCTCTGACGGATCACTTACCAGCGCAATTTTGCAGCCATTTTCATCCAAAACTACAGCATTAACCATGTCGCCTGTAATGACCTGTTTCTCTTCTCCATTTACCTCAACTTTCACTTTAACCATCTTACATTTCCTCTCTCTCTACTTTTAATTCCTTGTCATCCGTCACCTGCAGCAATATAAGCTGTCCTTTCATTGCCGGAATGTTGTATTCATTCACAGCTTCTGCATTGTCAATAAAAACAGGTGCAGTCACATCATGCATAGCAGATAATGCTTTTATAATATCCAATCCGGCTACAATACGATGTCCAGTATTCAACGAAGAGTATGGAACCCCATTTACCATACACTCGCAACACTCTACCACGGCACCATTGACCTGCTTATCAAACAACTTCCAATGCACAATGCCAAATTTTTCATTGACCATTTTTGAAAGGATCATCATTTTAGCTTTCATAAACTGTTCCAACAGGTAAAGCGACTTCTCCTCATTCGCCACATTTTGAGCAATTTCGCGCATTTCTGCTTCCAGTTGTCCTATGCGTTCTTCTTTATCGCTATTGTCAGCTGCGATAATCTGTTTTTCCACAATGGCAAGCTCATCTTTCAATCCATTCTTTTTAATCTTCAGCTGCTGTCTCATTGCGGTACCACTATTCATCTGCTGCAATACTTTTTCTTTTTCCGCAATCTCTGAAACCAACTGCTGATATTCCTCATTATCAGAAAGATCCACATGATCCGGAAGTCGTGCAATGTCCTTTTGAACATTTTCCAATTCTTCTTTTCTGCTCCGCAGATTCTTCTCCTCTTCCGAAATCTCCCATACATTGCTCTCCTGCTTTTCTTTCATGCTCGTAATCAGAGACTGATAATGCTTCCCCTCTTTCACAGTTTTCTCTAATCGGCAATCATGATCTTCCTGCCATTTATTCTTTCTTTCCGTCTTGGCAATCTCAAACATCTGATGCTTATTAGCAATCTGATCATCTGGCAATTTCTGATGGCACACCGGACAAAAATCATCATTTTCATCATATTCCAAATCATCTGCATAATTTTCAGCATTGATTTTCTTCCATTCATCCAATGTTTCCATTCTCTTTTTCTCATAAGCAGATATGGTCCCGGCAATTACCTTCTTATTTCCATACAAAATTTTCAAATGAGCATTACTTTTTTCTATTTCGGATTCCAATTTCATCTGCAAGCCGTTGAGTCGATTCTTCTCTTTTACATTTTCCTCATTGGCATTTCGCTCAATATCTGTCAACTTAAATTTCAGATCCATAACATGGTCCGTCTGCTTCTGGAACACCTCGTACTGTTCTGCCATATCATCTTCTGCCTTTTCTGCAGCAATTATTTTTTCTCTAAGATCATTTTTCTGCAGTTCCAATTCGGCTATATCAATATCCGTCATTGACTTTCTAACCTCGTCAATTCTTGCCGGAATCTCCGTCTGCTTTTTCTTGTACTCAGATAACGCCTTTTTAACCTTAGCTTGCAGATCTTCCGGAGTATGTATGGATAAAGCCAGATTCAGCTCCGACAACACATCGGGGTTGGATGCGATCACTGTATCGTTATCTACACCCGGTATCATTTTCATCAGATCTTCACGCTGTTCTTTCCACTTCTTATTTACAAAAGCCTGTGGATTCGTCAGCAGTTGAAAAAGATCTTCATCAATGATCTCTGCCACAAATGCCTTATAGTCCTTTTCTTTCTTGGGTACACCATCAATCTCATAAAGGTTGTCATTCCCCTGCAGTGTTGCCTCCAAAGCTCCTCTCTTTTTCACCCAATTCTGTTTCTGCACCTTGGTTAATTCATACTCTCTGCCATCAACATCCAGTGTTGTGACAACTTTAATTTCTACATGATCAATAGGATTTCCGAAAGCATCCAAGGGGCGCACCTGGAACTTGGTATCACCTAAACTGTTTTTGTTAAACAGACACCACATAAATGCATCTTCCACTGTGGTTTTTCCAACCGCATTCTGCCCACTGATCTTTGTTATATGACCAAACTCTATCGTCTGGTCCTTTACTTTCTTGAAGTTTTCCATGTGTAACTTCTTCAATGTTATTTTCACTTTGCAATCTCTCCTTTTCCGTGCTACAATGCACTTGTATGTGATGGACTTTTATGTCCTTTGTTTTTGGCTCATGGGTACTGCAATACCTATGGGCCTATTTTTTAGGCGGAAGCTGAATCTGCAGAATGGCCGCAATCTTGTCCACCTTGCCATACTCATTGTTTCCATCTGCCACAACCTTTGCGATTGCTTCAATCAGATACTCTTTACACAGCAAATGAGTATAATACTCTGCATCCACCTCCACTGTCGCTTTCTTTACTGCCTGTACCTCTTTCTCTTCCTTACTAAATAACTTCATCACGCTATGTCTCCTTTCTGCTTTGTAATCATCTTAAAAATTTGTTGATAAAATACTGCTGCCCCTTACCAGTCACCTTTGTAGTGCGGTTGATGCGAACAGATCCATCCGGGTTGTTGACGGTACTCTCCTTAATATCGAAAAGTCCCATTTCCATTGACTTCTGCGTCGGCATGTTCCAGTCAGAGCCTTTTCGCTTGATCAGATAACCATTTTCACGCAACCACTCGAATAATCGCTTCTGACCAATATCAACGCCATTCTGTTTCAACAACTTTGCCATGTCTCCGACAAGAATAGATGTGTGACTGGCTGATACCGCATCAGCAAAAATTTCTTTTGGCTTCATGCGTTCAATCTGCTTATCCCGCTCAGCAATTTTATTCTGTGCCACCATAAGAGCCTTCGCCATCAGTTCATCGTCTGACATATTCTCCTGCCCTGCTATGTAGCCACCGTTCTTGCGGATTGATGGAAGCACTTCTGATGTCACCCAATCAGTAAATTTTTCTGCGCTCTCTTTTCTACTCTGAAAAATTGTCTTGTAAAGATTGCCCTCATTGACAAAAGTCGCTCTTTGGGTTCTTCCAATGCTGTCAATGACCTCGGCAGTACCGACCCCATCTTTTTTCAGTCTTTTCTTTACATCTGTGACATGCGTAATTTCTAGTGCTTTGCAGACATCAGCCAGACAAAACATAGGCTCATCATTAACCGTTATCGTTCGGATTGCTCCAAACTCTGAATTTTCAAAAATCTTTACTTCATTCACTGAATCAAATCACTTCTTTCTGTGTTATAATCTCCATATCAAAAATGATAGGGGGTGCTATTGTGAGTATTTATCCAGATATTGGCTGTCCAACTGCTGGACAAACTGTTGAACCTGGCAAATATGCTTGTATGAATTGTCCGCACAAAGATAATGAAGATGATAAGGCAATCATCACTTTAGACAAACGAGGAAAACTTCCTGTATGTCCTGTATGCGGAAATCCATATTGGGCTAAATTTTAGTAGTTTTCTTTAACCATTGCTTTTCCATTTCGAGTGTCTGCTCCGTAACCTGCAAGTTTTCATCAAGCAGATGCTCGATTTGGTAATTCCTTTTGTCAATAATTCCGTCTTTACTTGTTCTCTCAATGTGTAAAACCATTTTCCCATCATGGGTTAAAGGAATGATCAATATACTCTGAACCCAATGGACTTCATGTTTCACAAAGTGCTTATGAAAAAAGGGTTTTACTCTATTTGCTAATTTGATCATTTGTCACCTGCTTTCTCATATACCGGAATCATGCGAACCCTATAACCCGTTATCGCATTCCTTGCATTTGGCGTAATGGTCGCAATCGTTGTTGGATTTTATTTGTTTTTAACTTCCTCTTTTATTTCAATAATCTCTTTAAAGCATATATCAGGATTTTCAGATAAAAATAGTCCGATTGCATCATATTTCCAAGATGCAAATCCAGATGCTACAACTTCTTTTCCGTCATGTATTGCCTTAACCGTGAATTGTTTCCATGTATCAGAAACCCTACTGTTTGATCTTTTCAATCAATTTCACCTCTCAAAGTAATCCAATACCTGATCCGCGATATCCTGCAATTCCTTGTACTCTTCAACAAGATCCATAGGATATACCATCGTTCTTCCGTTTTCTCTGCGATATTCGTCTACTGCACCATCCACATTGTAATATCTACCGCATTCCTCCAGAATGATATGATACAGTTCTTTCAGCTCCATATCCCTGCTGCGTGTGATGCACCATATTCTTGATTTGTTGCGATCGTACCAGGTTTTCTTTTTGGGAACTAAGCGTTGTAAGCGTCCAATCTTTGGCTTTTCCTCTTCCTGCCTTTCAATTTTCTGCAATCTTTTATGCAGATCATTCAGCTTCCAATCAACAATTTCTTCCGGCGTCCACTGTGGCAGTTCTCTTTTCTCCTGCTTCTGCTCTACCACTTTCTGCCGGCTGATTGCCTGCTCCATTTCGTGGAAACGCTCAATATACTTTACGGTAAATTCCGTCCCCTTAATTCCTGTCATTTTATGGGCAATGAACTCGCAACCTTTCTTGGTAATGTTGTAACTTTTGTTCTCCTTACCACTTGCATCTACATATGTCGAGGGTTGAAAATATGAACTCAACTCAAAATTGAGTTCAGTAAAATGCTTTTCGTAAGATGCGATACTTCTCAGCAAGTTATAGTGAGTTTTTCCAGTCATTTCCGCAACTTCCAAAGACGTTATAGTCGCAGTTTCTAAATCATTCATTAGTGCTCTCCTTTCTTTTTAATTTTCAAAAGAAAACTATTGACCTTTAATACTTTTCTTTCTATGATTGTTATGTAACTTTTAATTTCTTTTACGAAGGGAGTTTTATCATGAGAGTATCTGGATATTGCCCTACACAGGGGAAAAATTATTCCATTGATGTATCTTACATAGATGCATCAACATTTGATGGGAAACAATTTATCAAAGGACAAGCCTATTGCAATTACACAGCACAATGTAACCCTTGCAATAGAAGTAATGATTGTCCAATTTATAAAAATGCCCCAGAAACTCACGAATAACTCAACTCAAAAAGTTACATCAGTAACTGCCCTGCCTATTTGGTGGGGCTTTCTGCTTTTTCAAACAGATCGTTAGGTTCAATTCCAAGGGCATTAGCAATTCTCGGAATATGCTCTATACGGAGCAATTTTCTTCCGTTCAGCATATTGCTAAACTCTGATTCACTAAATCCAGCTCTTTCAGCAACAACACACTGCTTCATTCCCTTGTCGTGTATGACTTTTTTTACAGCTTCAATAACCTTTTCGTACTCCATACTGTATTTTCCTCCTTTCATTTACAAGTTTCTTGTAACAATTAAGATAATATTGTATTTTTCTTGTAATGTCAAGACTTTTTTACAAGTTTTTTGTAATTTTTCTTTTAATTCCACAAATTTTATTGTATAATGCGCATAGGAGGTGATTTACATGAGTATTGGAAGTAGAATAAGAGAAGCCCGCCAAATGAAGAATATATCCCGAAATAAGCTAGCTGAGCTTATCGGCGTTACATCCTCTGCAATAGCCAACTATGAAAATGGTGTAAGTTCCCCAAAATTGGACTTAATGTATAAATTATTTGATGCTTTGGATTGCGATGCCAATTATCTTTTTCAAGATGAAATGAATGATTTAAAAGATGTTGCACTCAGTGCATCCGAAAGAATTATGATACACAACTACCGTGAATTGGACGCTCACGGCAGAGAAATGGTTGATTTTACACTGCAAAAAGAGTGGGAACGCTCGGTTGAATGCTCAAAAAATAATGTTATCAACATTGTGGATAATGATAAATCCAAGCCATATATTACAACAAAGGCAGCAAACTCCATAGACAACGCTACTCCAGAACAAAACAAACACGATGATGACATAATGGATAATGATGATGAATGGAAATAGGTGATAATATTTGGAATATGAAGCACTATTGAAAGAATACGATGCAACCGAACTGATTATCAAAGAAAAAGACCTCCAGGGCAGCAATGGACGTATAAGAGGAAATCGAATTGCTATAAAAAAAGATATATCCCTGCGACAAAAAGCCTGTGTTCTTGCCGAGGAACTTGGACACTATCATACAACGGTCGGGGATATTCTGGATCAGACAGATGTTTCCAACCGAAAGCAGGAGCGAACCGCCAGACTTTGGGCATACAACAAGCAGATTGGTCTCTCCGGCTTAGTTCACTGTTTTGAGGCACGATGTCAAAACACTCACGAAATGGCTGACCACCTCGGCGTGACCGAAGCATTTTTACAGGACGCCTTGGAATGTTACCGACAGAAATATGGAATCTGCACATCTTACCAGCAATACACCATATATTTTGAGCCCAAACTGGCAATATGCAAGAAACTCTAATCTGGCATAATTGACAGCATTGGTTACCAACTGGTTACCGCTTGGTTGCATAAGTAGATTAGGTTAGTATAGTAGAGGATATAGATTAGTATAGTAGAGGATATAGATTAGTATAGTAGAGGATATAGATTAGTATAGTATAAAATAATTAGAATAGTTTAGGAAAATCGAGATCAAACCAATATTCAAATTTTGTTATTTGCATATTGCATCTGATTTTGGCATATGCTATAATGCCATTAGGCAAAAGAAATGATGTTTCTATCACGGAAGCACCAACGAAAGCCCCGCAGATGGCAGTCTGCGGGGCTTTCTTGTTTCATTACGGCGAAACCACACCGAGGCTAGTTGTCATTATTTATCGCTATCTAACCATTTGATGATGTAGTGGCAAACTACACCAGCCATAACAGCAATAAAAAAAGAAATGATGTTTTCTAACACTTTCACACCCCCTTTCCGTTGCCGGATTGGGAATGACAACAAGGCTATTCTATCACATTCGCTGTGGTTATGCCACAAACTTCTTATTCACATATCCCACTTTGTTTTTGTATCTCACTTTCGTGTACCATGCTTTCGAATACAGAACTTCAACGGCAGCTCCCTTTGGGATCCTGCAGTGCGATCCTGTCTTTTTCGAAGAAGCTTTCCATAAAAGAGCTCCTTTCTCACGTTTCACCGTCTTTTTCCATGTTCTCTTGAACTTATCCGGAGTACCGTAAAGAGCTTTCAGACGGGTTGTCGTGCTTCCCCACTCTGACAGATAAAAATGAGGCGTATCTACGATTGATTTCCAATCACCGCCCCAGCCAAGACCGATGCCCTTGGCAATCACTGCCACTTTGCGAATCGTGGCTGCATCATACAGGAGCTTGCTGTCATTGATTGCAATATCAAATGCAATGCCCCACATATGCTGGCTGGACCATGTACTTCCCTTTGCATTTGTCACAATCTTACCCGGTTTCGTTCTGCCCTGAGCATAGAGCGAATCCTGATACTCTTTGCTCCGGAATCCTTCCGTAATAATGAGATAAATTCCCTGCTTTTCGCACTTTTTCAGCAAAACAGTCAGCTTCTGATCAAGCCACGGGTGCAGCTTCGTTCTGTCAATTCTAACGTCATGTTCTTTCTTCATAGTCTGTTTCCTCCATTTCTGTATCTTCCTTCAATATATTCCCTTCATGTTCCACTGTTCCCTTCAGGACAGCAATCACTTTTGTCAGAAATGCAGGCACCTTCACTCCCATTCTCCCGGCATTCTCCGTGATCGATAAGCATTCATTCAGAATGAACCACGCCGTCACAAGCGTGGAGAAGAACATCGTCATCGGCAGCGTAACCGATAATACCCCTGACAACTTATAGATCAGGAAATCCACGATCATCGATGCCACGATCACCAATATGTAACCGAACTTTTTGAAAATACCGATCATTCCCTTTCTGCTGCTCCAGCCGTACTTATCATCGTCCGGATGCTCCACTGCTTCCTTGGCACTGGCAGCCATACCGGCGAGAAAATCAATGATCATTGCTGCAGCTACCGCCACCAGCATCCATCCAAGCAATCCACACTTTGATGCAATTGCCGCCGTAATTGTTGACAGCCCAAGTTGAGCTGCATAGATTTGTAATTTGTCCATAATGTACCTTCCTTTCCGCCTTTTAGGCATTAAAATAAGGAGCTGACGCTCCTTGGGTTATCAATTTATTCTTATTTTAGTATCAAAGATCCCAACGATTTTGCCGGAATTACAAGTGGCGTATCTAATACGGTACGGTCAATCATGATGAATCTTGCCGCTGCTTCTGTCATGTTTGTACTATCCGAGACGTTGTCTGGTCCTTTAGTTCTATCCGTTATATAAAGATAGCCAACACATGCGCACATTTCCTTAATTATAACTTCTTCGTCCTTGCTGTTGTACACTCTTAACTCCTGAACACGGACACCATCTTTTTTGACTGTATGCTCAGTTGATCCGTTACACCAAACTCCTTTTAACCATCCTTTTAACCAGTAATCATCTTCGTTTTCTGGATCATCAGATGCTCCGAAAAATACTAATTGCGCAGTGGCATCTGAATTAGAATATCCGTATATAAACGGATTACAAATAATGCTATTATCTCTGTAATCCGTGACGCTCAATGTAAGCATAGATTTTCGATATGGAAACATATAACGATATATTAAATCTCCGTTGGCATCGGACTGTAATGGAGACATAGTCGTTTGTCTCTCACAAATTTTGAAACGAAGTGGATTGCCTTTTTCATTGTTATATGCCGTGCTGCTTCCATAGTTGCCGCGGTTCACGACAACTCCGTTTATCGTGACAGTATCCGTATCGAACCACTCGTCAACGAGCTTTCCTTGCGTTATAAAATCCCACGCTTTTTTCCCCATTTTAGTTATCATTGTATTACCTCCTTTTTAATCTGTTAAATATACTTCTGCTTGATAAGTCGGATATGTTCTTACTATCCTTTGTGCTTCAACCACAATCACCGGATACACATAGATAGATAAAGGTGGATGTGGATAGCTGTCCCCACCACTTCCAGAAATATTTTCAATCTCACCCGGCATTTCCGCCAACATCATTTTGTCTGTTTTTCCGGTTTTGCTACGAATCGCATCCGCAACAGATTGCAGATCATCCAATATGCTCACTCAAATTCCTCCTTTCTAAAACTGTGTTGTCGTAATTGCCCCTATCGTTTCTGCCAATTCCTGAATATCTGCTTCAAGCTCCTCATGTGCAACATTCAGATTGGTGCACAGTTTTCCGATTGTCTCGTCCATCTTTTTCAGGTTCTCCGCCGATATGTCCGGTGGTCCATCGTTCTTCCAGCCGATCGGTTCATACTCTACCGATTCAAATACCGCTTCCTGTCCCGGTAAAGTACCTCCATCAGAAACATATAATCGAATCAGAGTTTTTACCAGTGTTGGTATGTCATCTGTTCTTACCTCGCTGTATACAGGTATCGCACTAGAAGGATCCCCACCTGTAGATCCATAAGCACCAAACGTAGCATAATATGTGATGCCCATATACTCTACCTCTGCAAACTTTGAAGATAATGGATCTGTTCCGTAATATTTGTCAGAATATGAAAATGCATATTCTCTCACATTTGAAACGATCAGAGGATGCCAATAGCTTCCATTATTAGCCATCATTCCAATAGCCCACCACTCTTCTGTGCTATCATTCGGCTTAAATGCATATTGAGCAGCATTTTGCTGTATCAGTTTTGTACCTTTTCCGTATCCGAAACTTGTTTTTATCCCAAGACTGATTGTCGGTTCCGGTATTAAATAACTCGCCATAGTTGCCTCTCTTTCTAGACATTCGCCCAATATCCGTAATTTATCCTGTAACTTTGCCCTTTTTCTATTTTTGAATGTGATATAACTAATTGCGGAGTTCCGGATGTTCCTTTTAACGATAAGGAAACCACATTTATCGTAAATGGACATGCATCCCAATCAGCATTTACAGCCGCAAAAGGCATCATACCGTTAATATTTTCAACATCTATTACTGTATATACCGTTATTGCATCAGCTGTGAAAACTTTAGTCCCTGCCATGTATTGCATTCCGTTAATTCTCATGCCTGTGCATGATACAATACTAGATGTTCTTAAAATATTTTCATCACTTCCATCAATTGTCACTTCTTGTACTTTAAATGGTGCGCTCGATTTTATTACCGGCTGTTTTTTTAATTCGCCATCGTACTCTTCGTCCAGTGTTATATTTGCCGCGATCGTCTCCTCTTCTGCAGTTCCCATCCTTGTTGTATGTGATGTTTTTTCAAGATGAATACCGTAAGGATTGTGTATCGTTTTGCTGCTATCCTTAAACTGTTGTTTTACATAACCGCCTTTGCCATCTTCAACATCAAGAGTTACGGTCGTATAACATTCTGATGACACTCCTTCCTCCGTATTCATTGCTGTTGAATTATAATCACATGTAGGTCTTTGATCCAGATTTTCCTCATAGTCATACTCCATCCAATGAGCTCCATTGCCATAATAAAAGCGATATACCGTATCTGTATCCAAGTCATAATACAGATCCCCGATTGCCGGTCCCTTTATCTCTACGGTACCGTCCGGTATGGTAAGCTCATCCTTTGGTTTTCCATTTCCTATGTATTTTACTTCCAGTTCTTCCCCATTCGCTATTACCTTGGGCTTATAGTTTGACAGTTTCAATAAACTGTCAGGACTGTTCACTGTCTCCAAATGAATCCGTCCCCCAGAAATATCAATTGATTCAGCTTGAACGGTACCATTTTCTGTAACATTGAATTTATCACTGACTATCGTGATCTTTTTTCCGGAAAGATTCAGCGCATTGCCGGAAATGATATTGAATACATCCTCCGCTTCAAGATCAATGTTATCCGCCCCTGCTTTAAAGTAAGTCTTTGCCGTATCCGGATCAACACCCAGAGCAACCTCTACCAGTCTGCCGTCAGAGTCCACCTTCAGGACAACGCTGTCTGCCTGCAGCTCGATAGAGGACTGCAGCTCTTTCTCCGCACCTGTGGCACGTTTTGCTTCCAGACGGATTGCTTCATCCGTCTGTTCAAATCTGGTAGATGTCTGCTTTTCCACATTTGCCATCTCAATTGCAACTTCATCAATGCTCTTTCGGATCTTCAGCGTCCTGCCTTTGAGCTGCATCAGTTCACTTTCCTGCGTAACTTCATTCTGTCGTTTCTGGGTTCCCTTCGCCTCGTATGTATCAATCTGTGCTTGTATGCCGGAGATCGTACGGGAGAATATATACGAATAAACCTTCTCCGCTTCTTTCTCCGCCACGATCATGTCGCCGGTCTCCAGATATGGCAGAGCATTCAGCTTCAGCTCGGACACCGGGCGGTAATAGATACCTTTCAACTTGGAGAGGATATTACCACCGATCACCTTAAGTTCGTCCACCGATTTCCCGTACAGCAGGAAGTTTCCGGTGATAAGATATGGATTGCTCAGATCCGTCCCGACCGTCACGCCAACGTCCTCCTCATCCGTCTGGATATTAAGACAGGTGATCTTGTCCGTGGTGTATTCCTCGCATCGGATACTCCTGTATTCTGCTTCGGTATCAGATGCGCCGGACAACTTTGTCATATCCTGTGCGCCGCCGGAACTTGTCGGATATAGACCCACATGCGGATATAAGCCAATGTGTGGATACAAACCAATAGAATGCATATCCGGCAGATATATCACCTCGAAACTTCCACTCCGATCCATTCGTCCAAAGCCGGCATTCACCGTGCAGATTGCCTTGAGTGCCGTGGTTCCTGTCAGACTTCCCGCCGTCGGAGCAATAGTTTTCTCCACGTCCATGTCATCATTGATCAGACTCTGCGGTCGAAAAGGGATCCCTAAATGCTGCAACAGCGATTCTCTCATCGCCTTAAGCTTCACCGTCCCGTATTCCACAACCTTCACGGTGACTTCTTTGCCGTCCTGCAGCTTTGTGACACTCTTCTCCTCTGCCGGAAAAAGAGCGTTATACCACTCAGAGACATCCACGGATGCTCCATATAAAGCGTCATACGCCACGACCTTCTTGTAATCCTTGTCATCCACCAGTTCCGCAGAATCAACCTGATAATATCCCATCGGCAGCTGTATCGCTGTATCGCCATCTTCATCCACTGTCTCCTGAATGGCGATAAATCCCTGCCCGTTCAGCTCGTTCTGCAAGATCTCCGACACCTCAAACTCGCATGAGGATGCTATGCAGCCTCCAAGTACAAGCTCCTCTTCATCGCAGATGCTTTCCTTGATCGTAACCGCTTCAGAATGAATTGTATCGTTGCCGATCGTCAGACCCAGATCTGGGAAGTGCATTTGATAGCCATGAAAATATGTACCGCTGCAAAAGATTTTCTTTTGCGCTTCTGTTAGATCTAACATATGCAGCCTCCTTCCCTAATACTCGATCAACGCCAAACGGATCGGCAAATACATCGGGGCTCCATGATATAAGCCACCATATTGGAACTGCACATCGGGCATATAAAATTTTCCTGTTGAGTAATCATCCTCCCAATCATTGTAGTACCTCGCATGAATTGTTCTGGATTCATATGATCCCTCTCCCTGTTTATAACCGGTTCGTATTGCTTTTATCAGTTTGCATTTATCCTCATATGTTAAATACGGTGTGTTCCATTCAATCTTCGTTCTATGGTGTTTCAACACTTTACGTTTCAGATAACCATTACCATTCACATAAGAGTCTATATCCTGCATCTGGCTCGGTGTCATTGTCAGATTACCGTTTGGCTGTATATACTTATAAGACAGTTTCTGATAGGTATATTCACTCTGTGTAGCATTGTAATCCGTTGGCAGGGCGATCAGCCCTTTCGTATGTGAATATGCCATAAATCATCACCATCCTTTCAAAATATCCATACAAAAAGACACCCGCCTTACGGCGAGTGCCTTAATTTCTCTGATAACAATATAACATGTTAAAAATGTGATATGTGTGAATTATTTATCTTTTTTTATAACCAAATCCATTATAATAGCAGTCCCTTTATAACTAATACATTCTTCCGGAAAGAAAACAAAACAAATTTCATCTATTGATTCCCAGTCATCAATACGATTTTTGTATTCTCCAAGATTCAAACAAAATTTCTTTTCATCAGTAGATAAATTCAAACATTTTTTATATACTTTTTTATTTAACTGTTTGTTAGTTAACTCAATCCACATACTACCCACATTATCTGTACCTATGTAGCTAAATTCTAAACAATAATCATCTTTTACAAAACTTCGCCAATCATACATTGGTAAAGATTTTATTGCAAAGCCTATCCATCTATTAATCTCCGGATGTGATTCGATATCAGAAAAATCTGATATAAATCGAAAATTATTCGACTCTCCAATCAATAGTAGATTACATGTCTTTCCATCAACTCCTTCTTTATATTTATCATATTCCTGTGGAATAATATTGTACGTTGACTTTTCCAATATAGGAGGTTCCTTTTCTACTTGTTCCGTGAAATGATAGGTAGTAATTGTTGACTGATCTCCTGCGCTATAAGAAGTTCCTCCGCCATCAACATAGATGTTCTTTTCACCATTTTGAATAGTTGAATTATCCCCTGTCTCCACATTTGACATTTTATATACTTTTGATGCGGTAAAACATGACACAAATAATCCCACTATAGAACATATCCCTGCTAATAAATTAAATACGTCCATTTTTCATCCCTCATTTCATCAAATATCCTCTAACCTTAAATTTTATACATTTTTTTCTTCTCTCTATAGGTATAATTTTCCTTAGAACTACATATATTCCTTTTCCATAATTTCATTCTTAATATTTAAAATATATATTTGAATTTGTTGTATAACAACAAAGGGGCTTTCGCCCCTTTACTTCATTGACAATTATTTAGCATTGCAGCAGCGTGAATTGTATCAAAGAATCTATGCTTTCTTCTTAGTCTTCACAGCACATACCAAATGGAATATAGCCAAAATCACGCACAATCCTCCCCAAACACTTAAATCACCATATGTGTCTGCACCTGGCATAGCTACAAAAAAACCAAAAAGATATAATATCACGCAAGCAACTGATCCCCCAATCCCCTTTGCATTTCGACTGGCAATACTAACAATTCCTCCAACCAAATACATAATTGCACATACCAATCCTGACGATCCACTTGTCGCACCATTTTCCTGAAGAGCATTACTCACTCCGGCTGCGCACGACTGCAATGCAATCAGCAGAAATAATACTATGGATATAATTCCCAGTGTCAATCTGCCGGTAGACCATACCCCCTTTGGTTTCTCAACAACAACTGTTACATTCTTTTGATTCGGATTCGGATTTCCACAGTTTGGACATTTATCCGCATTCTCTGAAAATTCTTTTCCACATTCATTACAAGTTATAAGTGCCATAATACTTTCCTCCCATAAATTTAATTTGCCATATTATACCATATTTCGACAATGACTTACAATATAATTTTGCTAAAATATCATATATTCCATATGTCATCAGATATAATATGGCAAATCAATCACACATATAATGGGGTTCCAAAGCGTTTCTTATGATCGCTATTTGCCTTTGTAGTTACACGAACGATATCTCCCTCTGAAACACCTTCCACATACAATGGCTGTCCATTTTGCCGACCCTCTCCCATCGCAATAATTGCATTGCATAAATACGTGAGAACCGGATTCAATGCATTATATACACCATCAGAAACCGACTGCACAATCTGTGTATTATTGGCAACTGCTGTTTTTCCTCCAATTGTTCCAACCAACTCCGGTCCTTTCTCCCGTGCCAGGAAATACTGCCCCTGCTGTGGAAAACCACCTTCGGCAAAATGCGGCGTTGGAATTTCTTTGATATTAATTCCTATAGGTTTGCCTGCCACCTTAAATTGCAATTTATTTAAGCTGCCAATAATATACTTGTTGATCCACTCTACCACCGTCTTAATTGCCCCCTTTACCAGATCAGTGACAATATCCAACTTAATAGTCTTCGAAGTGAAGCTGTCCCATGTACTTTTTATGCGGTTCAACACATTTTCTCCATTTTGCTTTAAAGTTTTAATTGCGGTTCCATCTTTAATCGAATTCCATGTTTTCTTAATAGTTTCAATCGCACTTTTACCAGTTTGCTTCAATGTTTTAACTGCCGTGCTGTTCTTGATAGAATTCCAGCTTTGCTTAATTTTGCTGATTGCCTCTGCTCCCCCTTCTTTTGCTTTGGCGATCAACGTAGCGGTCTTATCCTGTATGCTATTCCATTTCTCTTGCAAGCTGGCAATCGCACCATCTTTTGCTTCCTTCACCGTTGTTCTGAGTGTTAAAGTCTTATCTCCCCACCACGCTTCAACATCTACCCACCAGTCGGCAAATGCCTGCCAGAAATCGGACCAATCATCATCGGTAAAATGAATAAAATCAGAATACTTCCAATCAACCTGATACTGTTTCATATCTTCGGAAACCAGAGCATCACCAATCGCTTTTCCAATCTGAGCACCGATTCCAACGGCTGCCACTGCTGCTACAAGCGTTGTTGCTATCGTAGCCGCTGTTGCCGCAGCTCCTGCAGATGCCAGTCCGGACAAACTGCCTGTCATAAGTCCCGGCACCTGTGAAAATGCTGTTGTGATACCAGTTCCAATCGCATTAGCAATTCCACCCACAGTAGCTGTTTCAGCTCCAACAGCGGTTGCTATTTTGGTCATGATCTTTCCAGCCAAAGGCTTCATATAATTCGCCCCAAAATCCTTGATCTTCCCTATACTCAGTTCAATTGCTCCTTTGATTTTACCGCCAAGATCTATAATTGCCTCTCCTGCAGATGTCATTCCAGATCCTATCTTGCTAAGGATATTCTTTGCGATTGGTATAAATTTTTCCGTGGTAAATTCGCCAATTTTCTCAACCGCTGTTCCAATTGCTCCTTTGATTTTACCACCAAGGACTGTAAGTGCTGTTTCATCTTTTTCCAAGGATGTCCCCATTACTTCAAGGATTTTGGTTGCCGCATTTTCAAAGGTCTTCGTGGTAAGCGTAGACAATTTGATGAATCCTAATGCCGTAATGATTGCAGTTTCAACCGGCGACTGTGCAAATGCCCCTTGAATCGCTTCTGCGATCGCTCCCAGTATTTTTAATGCAAGATCACCAAAATCCCAAGCGATCCCGGCAAAATCAATAGATCCAATAGCAGTTGCTATTGCCTGCCCAACCTGATCCCATTTAACAGTGATCAACGCTGTACTGATTGACGTTGTAATACCTTTAATTCCATCCGATATCGTCTTACCTAATTCCTGCCAGCCATTCAAACCGGTATCTTTATTGACCTGTCCCATCTTATCAAAGAAATCATTGATCCCCTGTCCGACTGCATCTCCCAGCCCCTGAAAATCGAATGTAGTCACAAAGCCAAAAGCCGTTTCAATGCCCGCCTTAAGTTCCGAAGCCATTGTCTTGAAATACTGCTGGATCACGCCGGTTTTAATGGCATTATTCAATGAGGTGGCAAGCCCTTTTCCAAGGTTCACCCAGTTGACCGTGTCAAAGAAATGCTCCTCTGCTTCCAAACAAGCCTTAATGGAATTGCCAATAGCCTGCCCTAAGCCAGCCCAGTTATATTCACCAATAAATCCATTTAATGCGGTTCCAAGTATTCCGGCAATCTTGTTTAAACCATCCGAGAATTTCCCTACGTTTTTATTTACCCAGTCAATTCCCTTGTTAAGCCAGCCGGCAATCGCCTCGCCAATCTCGGTACCGTCTCCTGAGTTCCATGCATCCTTGAACAATTTCGTCAGTTTACCGGCAAATTTTTCTGCATCGGATGTCATGTCGTTATACGCTTTATTCCATACCTTTTCATAATCTCCCAAAGCGTCAGAAAGCTGACTGGTCAGATCAATCGGTTGGCTGTTCTTATCATCATCTTTCTTGTCCTTATTGGAGTTGGTCGTGATCACATTTAACTCATCAAATCCCATGAGCTGCTTGGACAGCTTCTTCACAGAATCTGAAGTATCATCAACAGAATCTTTTGCATCATCTGCCGAATCTTCCAAGCCATCAAATACATTGGAATATCCGCCACCTGAATTACCAATAACATCTTTCAGATCTATCCCAAGCATAGATGCCGTCCACTCAAACAATTTTCGGATTGCAATCACAAGACCATTCACATACGGCAATACTTTCGCAACTGAAGATAGGAACATATTTCCAATCGTTCTGGACAGAGATTTAAAGCTATTCTGCAGTAAACGGAGCTGGTTTGATGGTGAATTGATTGTTTTGGCCAGATTTCCCCAAGCAACTTTAGACTGATCAAGAATTGCCAGCATTCGAAGTTGCATCTTCTCATTTTGGGACATGCTAGATACCGATTTTTTAATTCCATTACTGTACGCATATTGCTGTAATGTTGCATTTGTTATGTCAATTCCGTATTTATACAATGCTTCGGACTGTCCCATCAGACCTGATGAAAAGTTTTTCATTACTGTATCCATGTCTACATTCTTAAAAGATGACATATCTCCTGCAAGCATGGATAATGCCTTTGAGGCAGCCGTAGACGCCTCTCCACTCATTCCCACAGAGTTGGTAACTTGTGCAACACTGGCAGCGTAGTTCATCATTTGTGACGAATCCAATCCAAGATTTTTACTATTAGTATCCGACAAGGTTCCATCTTTCTCCATATGAAATCCCGTCATTTTTCCCATTGTGTCAGTCAATCGTTTCTTAAATGATTCGCCGTATTCTTTGGCATTGTTATAACCATATTTTTTATAATCTTTCCCCCATTCGGACGCAATTTTTCCCATTGTAGTATCAAAATAATCATAGTCCTCAACATAGTCCATGGAAGATGTCACAGCATCTTTCACATAATCCGCCACACCACGCAAAGAACGGACCACCACATATAGCTTCGCAATTTTACCGATCAAGCCTGCTGCCGATAAAGACGATGCATTAAAGCCCGGCACCAGCCCCTTTAAATTTTTTCCAAAGTTGGCGATTGCACCACCGGTCCCCTTAACTTTGCCCCAAATCACTTGAAAACCTTCTCCAATCAGTCCAAGCACTCCCCGGGAGTTCCCCGTCTTGGTCAAATTGGCTTTATATCTTTCCAGCTCATCAGATGCCTTTTGCAACTGGACATAGGTTTGGTCAAATCCTGCATCCCCAAAACCGATGCCATCATCTTTCATTTCCTTTAATTTTGCCTGCAGTTTATCAATCTTTTCGCTTAGAGTGTCTGATTCTTTGATATCTTCTGCCAGTCCATAAGAACTTTTATTTAATGCCGCCTTATACTCTTCTGCCTCTCGCTCCACCTTCTGCAGGGCAACATACGCCTCATCCCACTTATCGGTTCCCATATAACCGCCAGATTTTTCTACATTGGACAGATTTTCTCTCGCTTCTGCAATTTTCTTGTCAAATCCATGTAAGCTATTCTCCGCTTCATGTGCCTTTACAATCGCCTCATTAAGGGATTTTTGAGATTCCTCCACAGAATACCGGGCTGCCTCCGGAATCGCCTGATATATCTTCTGTACGTTGGCCTGCACATCGGCAATACTGCTATTGGTTACTTCTGCCGTATTTACAGGAATAACCGGTGTTTCTGTTAGATTACCGGCAAAGTTCTTTCCTTGTCCGACCGCCTCATATTCTTTCGACAATGAATGGATAGACTTCTGCATGTCCTGGATTCCGGACGAATCAAATTTTAAGCCGCCGCCCAAAGCTTTCTTGGAGGTTGATACTGCTTTTTGCAGGGCATCTGCTGTCTTCTCTGCACTCTGTGCCGCCTTTTCCATCTTCTGCACATTTGCAAACTGATCCAGCCCCTTTGCCATTCGAGTAAAATCAGAGGTTTTCACTCCACTCATTGCCTTTGCTGCATCGCTGAAATTATGCAGACTTTTTGCAAATGCATTCAATTCATTGGTTTGGATGCCTCCTAACGTACGGCGCAATTCCATCATTTTCTGAACCAGCTTGTCAAGCTGCTGATTTGCTCCTCTTGCGGATGCCTCAACCTTTATATTCAAACTATCTACCGCTGCCATCCAAACACCTCCTGAATGCAAAAATAAAAGAGAGTGACCTTATTCAGAATCACTCTCCTGTGCCGACTGCTTCCGCAATCGTTGTCTCTCTTCTCTTGCCTTTGCCCGCTGATTCCGTCCCTCCATAATCTGGAGATTCATCACCAACGCCTCTCTCGCATTATCAATTTCTTCCTGTGTGTAGCCGTCGTGTTCCGCCCGCTCCCGGCTTTCCTCCGCAGTTCCAAAACTCAGCGGCTTCTCCGGATACTCTCCACCAAAGCAGGCATTTAAGGCACGCATAACATAAAGACCATTACGCCATCTGCCATGCTCCTCCACCTCCAGTTTTTTCTGGTACGCTTCTCGGAACGGCTTAAGCTTCGTTGGATTCAAATGCCAGAATAATTCATATGGCACCCCATATAAAAGGGCATTGGGCAGAAACTCTGTCCTTATTCGGTCCCGGAAAGATTCTCCTTCACCGGTTCCTTCCTTGCTTCCTGCGCCGCTCTCTGAGCCTTGGTTGGCTTCTTGCGCTTGTGATCCGCCGGCTTCTTGGTTCCCTTGGTGGTTGCTGCATTCTTCAGATTGTCCAGAATGTCCTCCATTCCGGTTCGTTTGAAAAAACCGTCCTCCTCCATCTGAGAAGCGATTGCAGTACAAAGTGCATAATAAGACATCGCCCTCTCATCTTCCGGATGTTCCTTGCAAAACTGCTTGTACAAATGTCTGGCATCTGCCCGGCTCTGAATCATCCCGTCACCATCTGGTCCATGATTCTCCAGCAATCCGGCATAAAACATATCCATTGCCATCCTTGGCAGGTCTGAAAGACTCATCAGAAAATCTCTCACCTGCATCTCCTCGGAATGAGTACTGTCAATCTTCGCAGTCATTGTCCCGCCAAAAATATCCATTGCCGCATCAATACACTCATGACGCTCTGCCGCCTCAAATGTATATTCCAAAGTAATCACTTTTCCACCTACTGTAATCTCCATAGTCAATCTCTCCTTTGCAAAAAAAGGGCGGTTCCCCGCCCCCATATTATGTGTTTTTACGCTGCCACCGGCTCAATAGCTTCTCCAAATCCCATATATTCATTGATAATATTGGAAATCTGAAGATCCAGCTTATTGCCCGGCTCCAGATCCGGCATCGGAATCTCGCCCGGCTCAAATTTTACAAAATAAGAACCAAACCCCGGAATGTAGATATCAGCCCACGTCGCCTTCTTCTCTTCTTTTCCTGCTTCGGCTGCTGCCAAAAGAGCGTTCCATGCCGTAACAAAATCTGATGATCCATTGAAGTTAAGATTCCAGTCTCCACCGGTGTCACCGACACCTGCAATGTACTGTTTGATCTTATCCTCAAAACAGGTCACATCGATCTTATCTTTGGTGACATTGATACCGGCAATCTTGCTGCAACGCTTCACCCAGGTAAATGACTTTGGCTTGGTTCCGGCAGTCTCCTCAACAGCCCAGCCGAACTTCACACCAATCGTAGATAAATCCATCTGCTTATCCTCCTTTTTTTGCAAAACAAAAAGAACCTCGAAAATCGAAGTTCTTTCATTAACTGTTTCTATCATAAAAATGCCAAAGCATTCTTATTGCATATTCTTTTTACAACTCATCGCCATCACCGACAATCCTCCGGAATCTCGCAATGATCCTGAAATACTCCCGGTTATCCGGGTACGGTCCGGCAATCAGCTCATATCCCATACCAAGCATCACATCCCCGGCTGCATCCATGATCTTTCTCGCTTCTGTCTGTGAGCCATTCGGGGATGCCGCCGAATACGCATGTAACTCGATCGTGGAGGTAATGTAGCACTGCGTATTCTGAAAATCTCTGCCAGTCGTAGGTTCTCCAAGCGACTTAATATATAGGCATGGGAGTTGTGTCGGTGCACCAGATAAATCCGTAGAAGTCAAATACAACTTCGGATACGGTGCATCCGGATCCGTTTTCAGCTTCTGCATCATCCGCTTATTCACCTTATTCCATACACTAAGCACCGGCAAACACCTCCATCGCTATTGTCTCTATTCTTTCTCGCAGATCCATACCGGTCTGGTACAAAAAAGGACGGCTTGGCATTCCCTTTGTCCAATGCCATTCGCCATCCTTAAAATAATACCACCCCATATCGCCATGCTGATTCACATCATATTTCCACCCCACAATGGAAGTATCCGGATGCGGGGATTCCTGTCCTACGATGCCGGTACCAAACTCCACATATGCCGCCCACGGACAATCCGTGATCACAAGCCAGCTTGCACCATCAGGAACAGAGCCACTATACTCTGCCCGAATGCTTGATAACAGCTCACCGCTGTAAATTGCATCAAAGTCCGCAATGTTCACTCTGGCAATCTCCACGCCAATCTCTGCTACACGCTGAGCAAAGATACGACATTTATATGTAAGCTGTTCCTGGTATGCCTGCATTTGTTTTATGGCAGCGTCAATGGAGGATAGGCTGTCGTAGGTGAAATTTATTTGTGTTGGCATTCTTTCTCATTCCTTCTCTCAATCTCATCGCAAATCACAGAATAATAGTATGCATGTCCTTCTGAATCAACTCTTGCAACGAAAGTACAACTATAAATCATTAACCCCACCATCCACATTGTCCCAACCACAATTCCCTTCCCTATAATATCCAATTTTGTTTCTCCAATAAAAACAATGGCTAGATTTGCTGAAATCATTGAAAACCATGATATCATTAATGCTCCAAGTTGTCCCATTGCATCATTATGTGTTTTTTCCAATTCCAATATTGCTTTTGCGTGTTTTAACTGCTCCATTCCGAATTGCTTACAGATTTTTTGACACTTATAATAAAATTGATAATCAATTTTTTGTTCATTAAGTTCCTTATCTAAAACCTCCAATACAAAGCAGGTTTCTGTCGTTTTTTTCATGAAATCACTCCTTTCATCGCCATTATACGACAAAAGGAGCTACATTGGAACATTATTCTACAACAACCCAATCCTCTGCAAGCACATCCCCGATTGATGGAACCCACATCGAGTGTGAACCGTCTACCTGTTTAATCTGCAAATATGGATTGCATTTGAATAAATCTCCCTCATCCATTTTCCATGCTTCTGCTGTCTGCTTATTACATGGAATACCATCAGGATACCCCTTCTGATACACAACAAACATTCCTTTGCCGTTCCATCCCTCACGAGCAACCTTACACCCTTTCTTCAAAAGCTCCAAAGCGATACCAAATGTCATGCCCATACAACAATCTCTATATGCTTCCTCAAACTGCTTTTTCGGTGACCAACTCTCATATCCATCAGAATACTTTACTAAATATCCCTCATCTGCCGGATTCTCACCCTCTGGAATATTCCAGCCACGGTATTTATTGTAATCTCCTCTGTTCATGGGTTTTGCTTTGATCATCTTTGTACCAATATACTGTTTCACCATAAATCTCTCCTTTACCAATCTTCTAGATCACTACCCGGATCCTGCCCTGGTTCTTCTGTAGTGTTTTCTGTCTCTTGTTCCATATCTTCCACAACACTCTGTGCAATCAGCTTCACAGCAATACGCAGACTTTGCATTCCATCCAACGGATGTGCCGCCACCTTATAATTTGCACTGGACGGATCCACAGAACCATTATCAAGATATGACGGCTCCTTTCCAATCCATAAAAGCGTTGTTTCCGTAATTGGCAGCCTCATATCTGTGCTACAGATAATGCGATCATAGTCCACCGATGTTCCAAATGGATTCTCCTGTGCATTGCTCTGTCCCGTACTAAGGCTTGCCCGGAATGCCACCGGCTTCTTGTATCCGGCTTTACACTCCAGCACGTCATCGCCTACCGGCATCTGCTTATCATACAGCGCATAATACATTTTACGCTTATTTCTCTTTAACTGCTTTCGCATAAACATCTCTCCCCATAATTGGTATCGCTCCCAGCCTCCACATAGATACCGCCCTGCTTGACATAAGGAGAGATTCTAAGGAATCGCCAAGCGTACCACTTGATTCTCTAATAGACCTGTGCAATCGGCACAATACCCGCAAAAATACCGTCTCTACTTTCCATGCTGACGGAAATTCCATTATCCGAATTGGACTTCTGGAACTCGCCACCAATCATGCCATAATCATACATGGCTAGATTCTTAATATTGGAAAAGTAGTTCTGCAGGTCATTGACCACGTATTCCTCCGTGTAACGTCCTGCATAATTGCGTTTCTGCTTTACCTCCCGCACAGCTCCCTTGATCTTTGACTGCAAGAGAAGAATATCCTGCTCAGATTCTACTTCCAATTCAATTTTCAATTCCGACAGAATCTCATTGATCAGCGTTTCTTCTGTCAGAACATCCTTCTCCTCATCAGCCATACCCTACTCCTTTTCCTCTGTGGCAGCCTTTGGCTTTCTGCCTGATTTCTTATCCTCTGCCACATTCTCAACAACCACATTTTCCTCTTTCAGCTGTTTCCATCCGCTGTTGAGAAATGCCTCTAACTGCACCTTACTTTCAACCTCATTGGTCATTCCATCTTTTTCTACTTTATACATATTTTCGGCCTCCTACTCTGCACTCTTGTGAACACCAATCGCACATGCCTTCTCTTTTAATACAAAAGCATCATATCTGACACGACCTTCTACAAGCCAACCGGAGATACCAGGTGCATCTGTATGGATCTTGTACTCCTGCAATTTAACTGGTGATGGCATAACGATCGCATTCGTGATGATAAAATCAACATTTTTAGGGAATCTATTCGTAGGAGCCTTAATAACAGGTACCCCATCAATATCACCTACAATGCCGGTAATTGCAATTTGTGTAGCCATATCACCTTTTTTGGTGAACGACTCATCCAGCTTGATCTTATTGTAGTATGCAGGTGTGCACAATACCACTCGTCCAAACTGTGGAGCTTCATTATCATCCAAAATGCCCTGCACTGCCAAAAACTCTTCATAAGCGTTTTCCTTAGTAGTCGCAAGCGTTTTTACATTTGCTACCGGTGCACCAGCAACCAATGTTGAAATACGATATGTATCTACTTCCGGAATGACAACCTCATCAATCTGACGGCGTAAAGCCTTTCCAGCTTCCATCACCATCATTGTGTCATCATAATTCTTGCGATCGATCGTAAAAGTAAAAGAACGATCCTGTTTAAGAGTCATTTCCTGAGTCTCGTTACCAAGTTCCTCCGGCGTACCATAACGATTGGTACCAGACACTGAATAATCATTCATTGCTGATGTTGGAATGGAATACACATTAACCGTGGACACTCCGATCCAGTCAAACTCACCGTTTACAATTCCATTAGTCAAGGAGCCTGTAGAAAATCTCTCATCTACATTCTGTGAATATTTGCTTGCATAATTTACTGCCATAATCATACCTCACTTTTCAAATCTTTGTTTACATGTTGAAACCTTTCAAAAAAGCATCTTCATCATCATCTGAGTTTCCAGCTGGTGGATTCGGCATAGACTTCATCCAATCAGCTTTCATTGTTTTTTCCTTTTCCTCAATAAAAGTCTGCTGAATGCTGAAAAGCTCATCAGTGTCGTTATCACACTGTGCTGCCGCAGCCTTTGCAGCCAGATCCGCAGGATATCCAAGTGCAAGGAAATTCTTCTCAAACTTTGTAATAGTATTTTCACGAAGCAGCTTCTGAAACTGTTCCTCCCTCTCGGCTTCTTTCTCTGCCTTTTCCTGCAAAGCAATCTCCTCGGCAGTCTGCTTCTCACGCAACTGCTTTTTGTAGCTTGCCGCTTCACTGGTTGCCTTGTCATTTGCCTTTTTCAGTTTTGCATTCTGCACCTTAAGCTGTGCCACCTGTTCTGCAAGGCTGACATCGTCATCGCCATCCAGATCTGCTTTGTTAGATCCTTCGCCAGACTTTCCACCTGTCGCAGATGTGTCTCCAGCATCACCGTCACCGCCTGCAGGAGGCTCTGCAAATAACTGTAAATTCATCGGGATAAACTCTTTCTTTCTCATATCACTACCTCATTTCTGCGTTTTCAGATCTTCTCTGATCATCATTGCGTTTTAAAATCTTCTCTGATTTCCGATTGTCCGCGAAATTTGTATTGCGCTTTCTCTAGCGCATAATAAAAAGACGCTTACCTCAGCTGTGAGATAAACGCCTTTCATTGATCATATTAAATTTTCGGATTTCTCCTTGTATCAAATATAACATATGGGAAATGTGAATTGTGTGAAAGTCTGTTTTTTCCATACATAGATTTGACATCTGCTCCATATAATGATAGTATATCTAAAAGATATCTTTGAGGAGTGGATACCTTGCCCCCATATTTGGGCGAGGCCATCTACTCCTCTTTTTTACTCCTTTTATAAATATTGAGAATATTTCCATCTTTAGATAAAATTATCTTATCTATAAATTTTGTATGACTTGAACGATACACATCTGTAATCTGTCCACGTATTTCTTCCACTGTCAATGGACATTTTGTAATATCAATAACAAAATTATTAGCCTGTCTTTTCTTCTTTGAAACCATATTATATATAACTGCTTTTCCCTGTCCTATAGGCTCCTTTATATCATACGGCTCATTATTTATAAAAATATCTGGCGTTGATACTTTTTGCGGATACAACACTCTTGGAATCATTTTTACATCTGCACCAAGTAAATCCGCCAAACTCTGTGCAATTCTCCTTTCACTTTCTGAATAATCTAAAACAACATTTTTCCCATCTACCGAATATGTATTGCCTTCTTTTTCATATTCCTCCTCATCGCTCACTGTTCCCACCAGTTTTTTACCAAGCTCCAAATATTCCTCTGTAACATCCACAAAAAGTGTCTGTTCACCTTTGCCTGGATCTTTATCATTTTTTACGTCATCTTTTAATATCCGCTTGTCATCCTGCAAATACTCCACCGAGCACCGGCAGTTCACAATCTCTTCCAAACCCGCTCCCAAAGAATCGTCCTCGGATACATCATCATATATTTTCCAACACGAAACGGGCGACTGATATCGACAACCTGTCCATCTACATCCGCATGATCTGCCCTGACTCTCTCATCCCGGTAGGACTTCCACCTCTTCTTAGTACAGCCATTTTTCACAGCAGTAATGTATTCATCCCCATTCAAAATTGCATTAGCTTCATTCTCCGCTACATTGGTGGCTCGATCCACAGAAACCACATAGGGATCCTGTGGTTTATTCGCTTTGCTGGTAGTCAATGATCCACCTTTTAAGGTTGTGTCTACAATACTGTCACACACCTTCCGGATATATCGCTGCATTTTCTGATCCGGCTCTGCCACCTTTTTCACCGATGATAAGTATCTCTTTTGAAATGCTTCTGAGAGATACTGTTTATCCTGGTTTCGTTTTGACAAGGCAAATAAAAAAAGCACATCCGCCAGCAGCAAATTTGCTAAACGGACACGCTTTTCTTTCTCTTCTTCACTGATCTGCATATTTTCGAAATAATCATGAATCGGTATTTTTTTCCGGATGGCTTTCCGCCGGTCATCCTTAGTTGTTTCGGTCGTTGAAAGTGTATTTAACTCATCAAAATTTGTTAATCCCATCGCTCATCCCTCCACTCTACGCATTGGCAAATGGAGTTGCCTGCGGCTGATCTGACATATCCGGCATATTCTTTCCATCCATAATCGTCTGTTTGTCATTTTCACCTTCCGATGCTGTATCCACAGTCTCTGATCCTTTCAATTTACTTTCCAAAAGCTTATTGACCATTTCCTCGCTGTCCAGCACAAACTGCTGTGCATCGGTCGTAAAGCCTGCCAGCTCTGTTGCCTTGAGCAGATCAGCGCCGTTCTGAATCAAAGTTGCCCAGGAATTGACTTTCGTTGCCAGATCGTAGGTCCTGTTTCTATCAAACTTCGGTTCAATATCCGCCAGTCTCAGATTTCGCACCTCTTCCGGTACATCCGGATCATTACTGAAAATCTCCAGCATAATGCGAATGCATTCTTTCTCTGACTTCTTGGTCAACTGAGATTTCTTTAATGCCGAAAGCTCCGCAGCCTGCCATCCATTCGACAAGCTCATTGCGGATCCGGTAGAACCGCCGCCCTGTTCCTGGCGTCCCGGCACATTTGTCTTTTCGTGAATACGATCAATGAAATTCTGTGTCAGAGTTTGAATTCCATCCTGTGACATCTCCTTGGACAGATACGCCATTTTCGGATCATGACCGTTGCCGGTAGATTTTGTTTCGATCAATGCTCCATTTCTTACGGTGGAATTGCCATTCTCATCCTTTGGCAGTTCTGCATTATGTACCCACAACAATGACTGCACACACTGTACAATATCATTCACTCTGTCCGATGTTACGATATTCAGGGCATCAATTTCCGAAATCACACGCTCAAAGCATCCCATCCGGTCATAATCATTGATATACTCCACAATAGGGATCGCCGCCGGTATATTCTTTCTCCCGTTCCCATTTGACACAACCCACTTCTGTCGTTTACTCTCACCTTTAATTTTTGAAATGTTCTTTACCTCAAAATATGTATCCTCTGTATAACAGCCATAGGTGGAGTTTCCATTCTGGTCTGTAATATATGACACGCCCATAATCGGCCTGCGGTACACATCATTGGTGTACACAATAAAGGTATTCATCGGATTCAGTGTAAGAATATCCACAACAGAACTTCCAAAACGATACTGATCCGGCTTTGCCTTGATCAGCCGGTACCCAACTCCACAGATTTCAATAAACCTTGCCAGCTCCTGATCTGCAGATGGTTTGTTTTCCTCTTCCATCATCTCATTGAGCATTGCAATACCAACATTATCCGCATCTTTATTATTCTCCCGGATTCCTTTATTGGCTCGCTGCACATACCGGATTGGTGAGCCCCATTCATATCCCAGTTTAAACTCCGTGATCTCCGCCGCCATATTATCCTTGACCTTGATATTGATTTCCGGCCGGATCTCTTTGATTCGATTATCAATCGGCTGGAGACCACGCTCATAATCCAACAGAAATTTTATATCCGATCTATTCTGTTCGTGGATCACCAGTGCATCCCGAAGCACCTTCACCACGTTATCCTTCGTAATCTGCATCACATCTGTATAAATCTGTTTTCTTCCAAACTGCACGACAATCCACCTCTTTCTGCATAGAAAAAGAGCCACGGCGGTTCGTAGACCGTCTGGCTCTCTGATACTGTTTCATACTATTAAATTAGCATTATTTGAGTGTGAATTGTGTGAAAAGTTATTTGTCTATATTAGATACCTCAAAACAAGAAATGTCATCGTAATAAATTATAACTCTTTCTTTATCATCCTTTGTATGATCCTCTATTCTCTTCAACTTTCCATTCTTCATTACTATAAATTTTCGATATTTCCAAAGGCACAAAAACCTTCT